GGACCCGGAGCCGCATACGTTCTTTGGGTTGTCTATTGCCGATCAGGTGATGGATATTCAGCTTATCAAGTCGAATATTCAGCGCAATATGCTGGATAGCCTGGCGCTTTCGATCCATCCGCGTGTTGGGGTGGTTGAGGGTCAGGTGAATGTTGATGATGTGCTGAATACAGAGGTTGGTGGTGTTATTCGTATGCGTACACCTGGAATGGTGCAACCATTCTCGGTGCCATTTGTGGGCCAGCAGGCTTTTCCGATGCTGGACTATATGGACAGCATGAAGGAAAGCCGCACGGGTATTACTAAGGCCGCTGCGGGCTTGGCGGCGGATGCGCTACAATCTTCCACCAAGGCGGCGGTAGCGGCTACTGTTACTGCTTCTCAGCAGCGTATGGAGTTGATTGCCCGTATCTTTGCTGAAACCGGCATGAAGCGCCTTTTTGGTGGATTGCTGCGCTTGGCGATCCAGAACCAGCGTCCGGATCGGTTGGTGCGGTTGCGTGGGAAGTTTGTTCCCATTGATCCGCGCGCCTGGGATGCGAATATGGATGTTGTGGTTAATGTCGCGCTGGGTGGCGGGACGGATGAGAACAAGATTGCTGTTTTGACCACCATTCTCGCCAAGCAAGAGCAGATTTTACAGCAGGCGGGTGTTGATAATCCGCTTGTGACGCTGGCTCAGTATCGGAATACTTTGGCGCAGATTTTGGCTTTGTCTGGCTTTAAGGATGTGGGGCAGTTCTTCAACGATCCAGCGCAGATGCCGCCTATGCCCCAGCAGCAGCCCAAGCCTTCGCCGGAGGAATTGCTGGCGCAGGCGCAGATGGCGGCAATCCAGGCTGATATTCAGAAGAAGGCGGCTGAATTGGAGTTGAAGCGCGAGGAAATGGTTCGCAGGGACGATTTGCAGCGCGATCAGATGGAATCTGATCTGATGGTGAAGATTGCCGAAATGCAGGCCCGTTATGGCGCGCAGATTGATGTAGCGCAGATCAGGGCGGCGATGGAGCGGGACCGCGAGGCGATGCGCCAGATGCAGATGATGCAGCGGCAGCAGGCGCAGCAACTCCCGCAAGTAGTTGGGGCGCAGATGCCAGTGGCGGGGGTTGGTAATAACTTTGGCTAGTATCTCGGAACAGATTGCCGCCGCGAATGATGCGTTGCGGCTTCTGAATGATCCCACTTTGAAGGCTGCTGTTGAGACTGTGGAAAAGCAGTTGTTTGAGCAGTGGTGTGAAGCAAAGTTTGAGGCGGATCAGAAGTATATTCATGCCACCATGCGTGGGATGCACGAGTTTTTGCGGTCACTTCAGGCTACTATTGATAGTGGCAAAGTGGCTGCTTCTTTCGCTGAAAAGCGATCACAAGAAAGGAAGATTTGATGTCTGTAACGTCCGGCACCCCCGCTGAAGGCGGGATCGGCATTCCCCAGGCACAAGATGCCATCTCCAATTTGCTGGCCGCCGATGACGGCGACACCCAGGAAGTTGGTGAGGCGCAGCAGCCGGAGGCGCAAGCCGAAGGCACCGAGACGGAGGAAACGGAGGCTTTGGCTTCTGAAGAAACCGTTGAGGAATCCGACGATAGCGAAGAAACTGACGAGCAAACCGAACAGGAACAACAGTCCCCAACAACCTTAAAGGTTAAGGTGAATGGGGAAGAAATTGATGTCACCCTGGATGAATTGCAGCGCGGTTATTCGCGGCAGGCGGACTATAGCCGGAAGACGCAGCAACTGGCGGAAGAACGCAAGGCGTTCCAGGCTGAAGCTGAAGCCATTCGGCAAGAGCGGGCGCAATATTCGACGCTCCTTACTGCCCTTCAGCAGCAGTTACAGTCTACAGCGCAGATCGAGCAGCAACCTGATTGGGATCGTCTTTACGAAGAAGACCCGATTAATGCTACGCGGTTGGAGCGCCAGTGGCGCAAGGTTCAAGAAGATAGGGCGGCTAAACTCTCCGCGATAAAGGCGGAGCAGGATAGGCTTAACCAGGCGCTTGAACAGCAAACTGCCGAGCAGATGAAGGCTTTACTGATACAGCAGGCGCAGCGGTTACCTGAAATCATTCCGGAATGGAAGGATGAGAAGGTAGCAGCGGAAGGCAAGAAGCAGCTTCGTAGTTGGCTTGTGGACCAGGGATTGAATGAGGTTGAAATCAATTCTCTGCACAAGGCTGAACACGTTTCGATCTTGCGTAAGGCGATGTTGTATGATTTGGGCCAGCGTAAGGCTCAGGCGGCGGTAAAGCCGCAACCGATGGCGACAAGGCCGGTTAGACCCGGTTCCGCAGCGGTTGCACCTGGCAATAAGAGTGTGACGGATGCGACCCGTGCAAAGCAGCGTCTCGCTAAAACCGGGACTGTTACCGATGCCGCAGCGGTTTTTGCGGCAATCCTCTAACCAGCATGGAGTTGTAAAATGGCTATCGTTGCAAACACCTTCACGCGGTATTCCGCCGTCGGTATCCGTGAAGACCTTGCGAATGTGATCTATAACATTTCGCCGGAAGAAACCCCGTTCCAGTCTAACATTGCCCGCGTGAACGTGAAGAACACGTTCTTCGAATGGCAGACGGACAGCCTGGCGGCGGCGAACGCTTCTAACGCGGCGCTGGAAGGTGACGACATTACGTCTTTTGACGCGGTGACGCCGACTTCTCGCCTTGGCAACTACACGCAGATCAGCCGTAAGACGGTTGTTATCTCCGACACCATGGAGAGCGTGGACAAGGCTGGCCGTCGCTCTGAATTGGCCTATCAGTTGGCCAAGGAAGGCGCCGAACTGAAGCGCGATATGGAAGCGGTTCTTCTGGCGAACAACGCTGCCACGGCGGGTAATACCACCACGGCCCGCGTTACCGCCGGTCTGCCTGCCTTCCTCCGCACCAATACTTCCAACGGTGTTGGCGGTGCGAACCCGACTGTTTCCAGCGGTGTGGTGAACGCTGCCCGTACCGATGGTACGCAGCGTGCCTTCACGGAAACGCTGCTTAAGTCGGTGATTTCTGGTGTGTGGACCCAGGGCAGCACCCCGAAAGTGTTGATGGTCGGCGCCTTCAACAAGCAGGCTGTTTCCGCGTTTGCTGGCATTGCCCAGGTGCGCTGGAACCAGGCTTCTCCGAAGCCCGCCACGATCATTGGCGCGGCGGATGTGTATGTGAGCGACTTCGGCGCGGTGTCTATCGTTCCGAACCGCTTCCAGCGCGCCCGTGACGCCTTCGTGCTGAACCCGGAATACGCCGCTTGCGCGATCCTTCGTCCGATCCAGATGAAGGAATTGGCGAAGACCGGCGATGCCGAAAAGCGTCTGATGATCTGCGAATATGGTCTTCAGGTTCGCCAGGAAGCCGCTCACGGCATTGTGGCTGACTTGACCACTTCGTGATAAAATAGGGGCTGGCGGGCAACTGCCAGCCCCACCTTATGAGGCGCAAGATGACTGAGAAGATTTTAAGCATTGATCCACTTACCGGCATTAAGTCGGTTTGGCATTATGATGAAGGCACCGACACGGCGATTATTGAAAAGCGTCAGGAGGTGTCAGATATTGTTGACGCAAATAAGCGTGAGTTTAATCAGGATCATGGGCGTTATGGCGAATGGAACAAGGTGGCTTCCATCCCGCTTAGTGTCTATTATGACTTGAAGGCCAAGGGGATTGCTGATGATCCGGAAGCCATGAAAAAATGGTTAAATGACCCAGATAATAGGTTTTTCCGCACCCGCCCTGGTAGGGTATAAGCGGGCTAGATGAGGGCTTGAAATGGCGATCACCAGCTATGCCACTTTACAGACTGCAATAGGGGATTGGTTAAACCGATCCGACCTATCGGCGGTGATCCCTGACTTCATTGCCCTGGCGGAAGCGCAGTTTAATCGCAATATCCGGCACCGGAAGATGGTTGAGCGGGCAACCGCCACCCTGGACACGGAATATAGCGCGGTTCCTTCTGATTGGTTGGAGACGATCCGTTATCAGGTGAACTCTAATCCGATTAGTGTGATGGAGTTCGTTTCTCCTGATCAGGCGGCCATGCTGAAAATGAAGTATTCAGCCAGTGGCCAGCCAATGTTTTATACGCAGATCGGGCAGCAGTTTCAGGTGATCCCGGTGCCCGATAGTGGGTCTGCCTATGTTGGCGAATTGACCTATTACGCCAAAATTCCGGCTTTATCAGTTTCCAATACAAGCAATTGGCTGTTGGTTGATGCGCCGGATTTATACCTTTATGGCTCACTTTTGCAGTCTGCGCCGTATTTGCAGGATGACCAGCGGATTGCTGTTTGGGCCGGTTTATATGAACGGCTTTTGAATGATCTGAATGTCTCGGATGAACGGAGCCGAATGGCGACTAGTTCACTCCGTATGCGCGCAAGGAGTTTCGGCTAATGACCACGAATGCCTTCACCAATTATCTTGAGAACAAGATAATGGCTTATGTGTTTTCCGGCACGGCGTTTTCTTCGCCGTCTGGGAACCTCTACCTTGGTCTATTCACGGCGGCGCCTGGCGAGGGCGGTGGTGGTACGGAAGTCTCTGGCAATGGGTACGCCCGCAAGCCGGTGACGCTGACTACAACTGGCAATCTCAGCACGAACTCGGCGGCTGTTGAGTTTGATGCGGCAACAGGGTCTTGGGGAACCATTACTTATGTTGCGGTGTTTGATGCGCTGACCACTGGCAATATGCTGGCTTATGGCGAATTAACGGTTCCCAAGACTATCGCTTCCGGCGATGTGTTCCGCATCCCTGCTGGTGATCTCGACATCACGCTTGAATAGAGGTTGGTGAAATGGCGTTTGTTATTGCGGATCGTGTAAGAGAAACGTCCACCACCATTGGCACGGGTAACTTTACCCTGGCTGGTGCGGTTGATCGGTTCCGCACGTTCGCGTCTGTGCTTTCTACCGGAGATACGACTTACTACACCATTGCTGACCAGAGTGGTGTTGGCTGGGAAGTCGGGATCGGTACATTTACTTCGCCAGCAACGCTTGCACGCACCACGATCCTTTCTTCCAGCAATGGCGGAAGCGCGGTTAATTTTGGCGCTGGGTCTAAGGATGTTTTTATTACTCTACCAGCTTCACGAACGGTCACTTCGGTTGATGGTGGTTCTACTGGTCTGACGCCATCAACGGCTTCTTATGGTGCTATTTCTCTTGGCGGCACATTGGTCGCTGCCAATGGCGGCACTGGGCAATCATCTTACACCATTGGCGATTTGCTTTATGCCAGTGGCACCACGGCGCTTTCAAAATTAGCTGACGTTGCTACTGGCAGCGCGTTGATTTCTGGCGGTGTTGCTACAGCTCCAAGCTGGGGAAAAATCGGGCTTACAACTCATGTTTCTGGCACGTTGCCGGTAGCTAATGGCGGCACTGGTACAGCCACTGCATTTACCGCTGGGTCTGTGGTATTTGCTGGCGCGTCTGGGGTTTATAGCCAGGACAATAGTAACCTGTTTTGGGATGACACCAATAACCGCTTGGGTGTTGGTACAACCAGCCCTGGTTCCTCCATTGAAACCACAGGTGCTGTCGCTGCGGCGTTTCACATAAACCCAACAACCGTATCCGCGAATTACACAATCCCAACCAATTACAACGCCATGACGGCGGGGCCGATTACCGTAAATAGCGGGATCACCGTCACCGTTCCGTCAGGTTCAACGTGGGTGGTTGCCTGATGCCTGTAAAAGTCACAGCAAAAATACCTCAATCTTTACTCCATGAAAAACTCTCGTATGAGAGCGGCGTTTTGTATTGGAGGAAAACTGGGAAAATTGCTGGTTGCTACAAACGCAAAGATCGCTATGGATGTATAAGGATTAATAGCACGTTAATTTTGCTGCATCGCGCAGTTTGGGTTTATCATAATGGAGATATACCAGATGGCTTGTTTATTGACCATATTGATGGAAACCGCCAGAACAACCTAATTGAAAACTTGCGACTCGCATCCACGTCACAAAATCTTTACAATAGAGGGCCTCGCCGAGATAGCTTATCTGGCATAAAAAACGTCAGATGGAATGAACCGACTCAGTCTTGGCGCGTTAAAATGTTTATTGACGGTAAATGGAAGCACTTTGGTTTGTTTGGGACAATAGAAGAAGCGGATGCTGTGGCTCGCCATGCGCGAGAGAGAAACCATGGCGCTTTTGCTAATCACAATTCTATAGGAGGCAACCATTCCCGTTAAGCTCAACTCCACAGGTGGCGGCAGCGTCACCCTGACCACGCCTAGCACGGCGACGGATTACACAGCTACGTTTCCGGCGAATACGGGAAATGTGGTGACGGATAGCGCCACTCAAACGCTG